CTTGCTGCAAAGCGTTGGGCTGAATCTAAACTTAAAGAATTGGGCAAACTATGATACGACCACAAAAGCTACCCGTAGCCTCACCAAGAGGCGGCAACAGAGGATGCCTCTGCAAAGACAATACCTACTCACGTAAATGCTGCGATGGCTCTCTGCCTGCTCAGGGCATCGGCTCATTGACTGGTCAAGGTGATGTAGAACTCAACCCATAAAATGTAACAAATAACCAACCATCTTTTATTTAGTTAGATATGAAAGCAAATAATATCCTTAACCGCATCCTTGCCGAACTTAGCTCCATTCGTGAGGTTAAGTTTGAGCAAATGACCCTTGAGAACGGTGCTGTTCTTGAGGCTGAAGTGTTTGAAGCAGGAAACGAAGTATTTGTCGTTAGTGGCGAAGACCGTGTTCCTGCTCCTGTTGGTGAGCATCTCCTTGCTGATGGCCGTGTATTGGTTATCGCTGAAGAAGGTGTAATCGCTGAAATTAAAGAGAAGGCTGAAGAAGTAGAGGAGAAGGTAGAGATTGAAGTTGAGGCTTCAGTTGAAGAACCTGCTACCGAGCTTGCTGAAGTTGAAGTAAAAGAAGAAGCTCCTGCCGTTGCAGCCATCGTGGAGAAAGTCCTTGAGGAGATTGCAATGATGCGTGAGGAGATGAAAGCAATGCGTGAGGAGATGGGCGGCTACGCCAAGAAGGAGGAGATGGCTGCCGTTAAGGCTGAGCTGTCTGCTGCACCTGCTGCTAAGCCCATCAAACACAACCCCGAGAAAAAGCAAGTCAACAAGGTAGAATTTAACCGCCCCGCAAAGGCGATTGACCGAGTCCTTGCACGTCTTAACAAATAATAAAACCCGAAAATGGCTACGACCACTTCAATCACTACTTCGTACGCTGGACAATTTGCCTCCAAGTACATCTCTGCTGCTCTGTTGAGCGCAGACACGCTGGACAAAGGACTCATTGAAATCCTTCCCAACGTAAACTTCAAAACCACCCTGCAAAAGGTTAACACCGACTCTATCGTTCGTGACGCAACTTGCGACTTTGACGCTACGTCTACGCTGACCTTGACTGACCGTGTTCTTGAGGTTGAACCTTTCCAAGTTAACCTGCAACTCTGCAAGAAGGACTACTACGATTCTTGGATTGGTGGTCAAATGGGCTTCTCTGCTTATGATAGCATCCCCGCTTCGTTCGCTGACTTCCTTATCGCCCACGTTGCTGCTAAGACTGCCCAGAAGATTGAGCAGAACATCTGGAATGGTAACGCTGCTTCTGCTGGTGAATTCTCTGGCTTCCTGTCTTTGATGACCGCTGACTCTGACGTTGTTGACGTAACGGCTACCACCGTAACGGCTTCTAACGTAATCACCGAGCTTGGTAAGGTTGTAGACGCTATCCCCGCTGCCCTTTACGGCAAGGAGGACTTGACCATCTACGTTCCGCAAAACGTTGCTAAGGCTTACGTTCGTGCTTTGGGTGGCTTCGCTGCTGCTGGTGTAGGTGCTAATGGTGTTGAGAACAAAGGCACGATGTGGTACGGCGACCAGCCCCTGTTCTTTGATGGTATCAAAGTAGCTATGGCTAATGGTCTTCCTTCTAACAAGATGGTTGCTGCTCAAGCTTCTAACCTGTTCTTCGGTACGGGTCTTCTGAACGAGCGTAACGAGGTTCGTGTCCTTGATATGGCTGACCTTGATGGCTCTGACAACATCCGTGTTATCTTGCGCTTCTTCGCAGGTGTACAATACGGTATCGGTACTGACGTAGTTCTCTACTCTTAATCCGAGCAATAAGTTAAACCATAAGGGGGTGGTGGTTTCAAAGCCCCATCCCCTTTTTTAATTCAAACAACAAACAATGGCTTGCGATTTAACATTAGGACGGGCAGTACCGTGTAAAGACGTAGTAGGTGGCATTAACAAAGTATTCTTCATCAACTACGATGACTTGGGTACAGTTACTCTGTCTTCTGACGATAGCATCAGCAACATTTCAGGCACGTTTACTGCCTACGAATATGATGTAAAAGGAAACTCATCTTTTGAGCAGACTATCAACTCAAGCCGTGAGAATGGTACTACCTTCTTCACGCAGACGTTAAACTTGACCTTGACCAAGCTCACGAAGCAGGACAATAAGCAATTGAAGTTGATGGCTTACGGCCGCCCTCAGGTGGTTGTACAAGACTACAACGGAAATGCGTTTATGATGGGTCTTAACTACGGAGCAGAGGTTACGGGTGTAACGATTGTAACTGGCGCTGCTATGGGTGACCTCAGCGGCTACACGTTGACGCTTGAGGCTCAGGAGCAACTTCCCGCCAACTTCCTTGATGGTGCTACGGTTGCCAATCCGTTTGCAGGACTTGCAGGTGCAAACGAAACGATTGTTGTGGGTTCAAACTCATAACGTATATTTGTGTTGTGCTATTGAACGGAATGGCGCAAATGGATGGAGAAGGGGGGCGAAAGCCCCTCTTTTTTTATACAAAAGTTTAGCCTGAGGTTATTTAGTTGAGATGCATATTTTACAAGTATCGGCTTCGCCTCAATCAATTACAATCATCCCACGTTCGTTTCCTGCGAGCGTAACGATTGAACTGATTGATGAATCAACAAACACTACGGCAACACCTGCGGTGACTGCTGCCTCTGCGAATGGTTTTATGACCCTCACAGGCACTTTCTCGTTGGTGAACAACCGCTTCTATGGTTTGAAGGTTTTTAACTCAGGAAACCTCATCTATCGTGATAGGGTTTTCGTAACTTCACAAACCGAATATGACAAATTCACGGTCAACCAAAATGTCTACACCGAAGAAACAAGCTACGACAACGACTACATCATCATCTAAAGTCCACGTTGTCAACCTAAGTTCCTACACCACACCTAACATCAGCGAGGTGCAGGGAAAGGATTGGGTGCAGTATGGTGATGACAACAACTACTTTCAGTACCTGATTGACCGCTACAACGGATCACCAACCAACAACGCCCTAATCAATGGCGTGGTGGACTTTATCTATGGTGAGGGATTGGATGCTACGGATTCTGCTAAGAAGCCTGCTGACTACGCTGCAATGCGTGGTCTGTTCAGCAAAGACACCGTACACAAGCTCGTTGCTGACTATAAGATGATGGGTCAATGCGCTATCCAAGTCATTTACTCCAAAGATCACAACACGATTGTAGAGGCTGAGCATATCCCTATTGAGAGCCTTCGTGCAGAGAAGTGCGATGAGGATGGTGAGGTGAAGGGATACTACTACGCAAAGGATTGGACTGCGGTATCGCAGCGTAAAGAAACACCTATCCGCATCCCTGCTTTTGGCACAAGCCAAGAAGGTCTTGAGGTATTGTACATCAAACCATACCGAGCAGGATTCTACTACTACTCACCCGTTGATTATCAAGGTGGCCTGCCATACGCAGAACTTGAGGAGGAGATTGCAAACTTCCACATCAACAACATTCAGAACGGCCTCAACCCTTCAATGCTCATCAACTTCAACAACGGAGTTCCGAGCGAGGAGGAGCGTAGGTCTATTGAGATGCAGATTGCAAACAAGTTTAGCGGCACGAATAACGCAGGCAAGTTCATCTTGGCGTTCAACGACAACTCGGAGTCAAAAGCTACGATTGATACGGTGCAGTTGAGCGATGCTCACAACCAATATCAGTTCTTGTCTAACGAGGCAATGCAGAAACTGATGGTTGCCCACCGCATCACTTCTCCGATGCTGATGGGTATCAAGGATAACACGGGATTAGGAAACAACGCAGAGGAGCTTAAAACGGCCTCTATCCTATTTGAGAACATTGTCATCAAGCCGATGCAAGAGAACATCTTGGATGGCTTCAATAAGATTCTATCGTACAACGACCTTCGCTTGAACATCTACTTCAAGACGCTTCAGCCGCTTGAGTTCACCAACCTCGTTGTAGAGGATGCCGAAGTGGTAGAAGAAGAAACGGGCATCAAGGTAAGCGAAGCGCAGCCTGTTGGTGGCGCACCTACGGAGGCAGAGAAAGAGCTTATCCAAAAGGAGGCTTCCTACAACGGAGCGCAGATTGCAAGTTCGTTGGATATTATGCGAGCAGTACAGGAGGGCGTTCTTACGCAAGACCAAGCCATCACATTCCTTGTGCAGATGCTTCAGTTTGATCCTGCGGTTGCCCGTGCTTTGTTCGCAGGCAACGCATCAAACGTCATCACGCAGATGAAATCGCAGAAGTTCAAGAGCGATGTGCCTGAGTTCACCGAAGAACAAGAGAGCAAGTGGCTTGAACTTCTTGATGGTGTTGGAGAGGTCATCAACGAAGATGAGTGGGAGCTTGTAGATGAGCGACCCGTTGACTACGAAGCAGAGCAAGCATTGAGCAAGTACGACTTCGCATCAACAGGCAGCGCATTCCCGAACGCTAAGAGCAGTCAAGATGGCATAACCGAAGAAGGACGCCAATACAAGGTGCGGTATTCGTATGCTCCCGAAAGCACACAAGCTACGAGCCGTGAGTTCTGCAAGAAGATGGTAGCAGCAAGCAAAGTTTACCGCAAGGAGGACATTGAGCGTATGGGCAGCCAAGCAGTAAACGCAGGATTTGGTGAGGGTGGCTCTGCTACCTACTCAATTTGGCTCTACAAAGGCGGAGCAAGATGCCGTCATTTTTGGATGCGTAAGACCTACCTCGCAAAAGCCAAAGGCGTAACTCCCGATGTGGGTAATCCCAACGCAGAGGTCAGCGTTAACCAAGCTCGCAAAGCAGGAGTTGATTTACAAACTAATCCGAAGGATGTGGCTAAACGCCCAACCGATATGGACTACTCAGGCTACACGGCGGGGTATGCTCAGAAAAACGGAATACCAAAATAAGATAAGAAATGGCAACGGCACTTTGGATTAAGCGAGAGGATTTGGTGCGGCAGACCGCATTGGGTGGTAACGTGGACACGGATAAGTTTATTCAGTTCATCAAGATTGCCCAAGAAATCCACATCCAAAACTACACGGGAACGAAACTCTACGACAAGATTAGCGATGACATCATTGCAGGAACGCTTGCGAATCCCTACTTGGCGTTGGTAAACGACTACCTTCAGCCGATGCTGATTCACTATGCGATGGTGGAGTACTTGCCTTTTGCTGCGTACACTATCGCCAATGGCGGTGTATACAAGCACACAAGCGAGAACTCAACGAGTGTAGAGAAGAACGAGGTTGACTTCTTGGTTGAGAAGGAGCGCAACATAGCGCAGTACTATACTGACCGCTTCATCACCTATATGAGCTACAATCAGGCAACCTTCCCTGAATACTACTTGAACAACAACGCTGATGTGTTCCCTGACACGGACGCAAACTTTTCATCGTGGGTATTATAGTATGGCAAAGAAAGACACCTACAAACCGAAGCCGAGCAACATTGTCAAGCTAAAAAGTTATTTAGGAGAGAATGGGAATACAAGGCGATTGGGGACAAGGAGCAGCAAACAATGACATCTATTGGGGTCAGGCTGCTGCAACGAATAGCATCTCTTGGGGTGTTATTCAGCCTTTGTCGTATGGTCACCCTACAACGAATTTGTTTGGTTCCTCAAGTGATTCTGCTTGGCAGTTAATTGAGGAGATTTGGAACACTTGGAATACAACTTGGAATAACTAATGGGAACAACTTTAACGGGGACTACCCCACAGGACACATACGATAGCCTTATTAAGGTTACGGATAACGGGCCGTTAAGCGGTACGGCTAAATACCTATCTGATGGCTTGGGCAATGATTCGGTTCTTGCTCTTTCTACGGCACGGGTTGGTGTAGGTACGGCATCACCTGCTGCTCTTTTGACGCTTCAGGATGGTAACGTAGACAACGTATCGGGTTCAAAGCTTCGGATGGTTATGGGGCCGAATCCCTATTGGGAGATTCAGGCCAACAACGGAGGTGTTGCTGCTGACCGCAAACTTGTGTTCAATACTTCTGCATCAGCAGGCGATGTATTAACGCTCAACCAATCAGGCAACGTAGGAATCGGCACGAGTTCGCCAAGTTCTCCCTTGACAGTTTACAAAGCTTCAAGTCCTGATGTTGATATTCAAAATAGTTCTGCTTTACATAGGATAACGGGAGATGCGGGCAGCTTGTTGATTCGTGCTGACTATGGAAATACTGCTGCAAATACGCACATTCAATTTAGCCTTGATGGAACTGAAGTTGGTCGTTTTACTCCAAACGGCCTAACCTTCAACGGGGACACCGCAGCAGCCAACGCCCTTGATGACTACGAGGAGGGGACTTTTAATCCTACCATTATTGGAAGTGCTACCGCAGGTACGGCTGATTATGTTCGTGCTGCTCGCTATACTAAAATAGGCCGTCAAGTAACAGTTCAAATTGATATATCTTGGACAAACGGAACGGGGTCGGGTGACCTTCAAATTAGTGGATTGCCTTTTAATGAAAGTCAAAGCGCAACAAACCCTGCGGTAAGTATTGGATTTATTTCAGGAATTTCGTTAAACGCATCACATTACGCTTTAGGCTATATCGCTAATTCAACTAATCGTATTGATTTAGTTCAGTACCCCGTAGGAGGCTCCACTTTAGCTTCGTTAGCATACTCTGCTTCGGGACGACTTATCTTAAACGCAACTTATCTCGCTTAATAATTAGAAAAAATGATTGAAGAAGTAATCTACATCAGCGCCTTCAACGTCAAACTTGACGGAACGATTGAAGTACGCAAGACCACCGATGTAACCAAAGATGGCGCAGTTATCGCCTCATCTTATTGGCGCACGGTGCTTCAGGTAAACGACCCCGCAGCCGATGAGGTATTGGGAGCAGAAGGCTACTACCGCCAACTTGCTGCTGATGCTTGGGCTATGGTTCCCGCACCTGTTGTGGTTGAAGAACCTGCGGTAGCAGAAGGCGAATAATTGTATTTTAGCAGGGAATTAAAACCCCTACTAATGGAACATTTGACACAACGCTTGGAGGCATTGAAGCAGCAAGAGGCGAACCTCTTAATGCAACTTGATGAAGTCCGTGTACTGATTCAGGCCTACGAGAATACAATCAACAAAGATGACAAAGGAGTCGGCTGATAGCGTTATCACGTCTTGGTCTTTAACGGGAGCAGGACTCCTTGTCGGTTACATTCATCAGATTATGGGCTTGGCGGTGCTTACGGCATCGCTTGCCTATACTCTTTGGAAGTGGCGCAGGGACTACCTCAAAGAGAAGAATCGTGTTGATTGAGCGTATTTGGAAAGATCCAAAGACAACAGTATTAGGCCTGCTTATCGTAGGCCTTTGTTTTGTTTTGGTGTTTTATGAGAAGGCTACGCTTACGGAGGTATCCGCGTTCCTGATGGGAGCGTTTGCACTTATGTTTTTAAAAGACCCTAACGATGGCAAAGCAACAGGCGGTAAGTAATCACGTCAGCAAGAGCAAGAAGCGAGGCAAGCATTCAAAGAGTGCAAGCAGCAACAAGCGGAGCAAGAACTACAAAAAAGCATACGTAGGTCAGGGCAGATAACTATATTTGGGTATGAAAACAAGTTTTGCCACCCTGCTCACCGTAGCATTTATCGTTCTGAAATTGACCAACTATATCAC